TGTTAATGGATTTTTATTCTTATCTTGTGAGTGACTAGCAATTATAAGATGGTCTGCCCTATTTCTTTGAGCAATCTGTTTGACCTTCTGAATGAGTTTACCATGTCCACTCGTAGGTGGATTCATTCTTCCAAATGCGAATACGATTGTCTTCATCTGTCCCATGCCTTAATTGCTGTAAAGTTATTAAAACTAAATTCCATTCGATCAACTAACTTAACAGCGTTGCCTGAAACTCTATCTATAGCAACATAACCTTCAGCATTGGTAACTTTAAATCCATTAGAAGTTCTTACAAAAGTATTTGTTAATTGTTTTACTTTGTTTAATTTATTTACAATGTCCATCTTTGCAGATACTAATAGATTTTGGAATATTATAACATTAGTTAGTAGTCCTGTCAACTTATTTAGTTCACGAATTGATTCTACTTTTTTGGTCTCTATTTTTTCTTTAGTAGCATCAGTCTTTACTTTATCTTTTTCTTTATCAAACTTCTCTTCTACCCATTTTAAATACTCTCTAACATGTTGAGCGGGATTTTTGATTTCAGCACCAACTCTAACTTTTGAATTATTGAAAGTTTTCACGCTGGCACCAATATACTTACCAGTAAAGGAATTTTGAATGTTTAGAAATTTGGTTAATTCTGAAGAATTTATTTTTTGAAATTGTTTTCCTACTTCTGATAACTTAGCAGTTATAGTAGTGGTTTCTGTTTTAGTGAAAGTCGCTGTTCCACTCTCATCTCTATATGATGCATCATCCATCCAAATAGAGTTAGACTTTCGTAGTGAATTAATATTCGCACCGAATGATGCTTTCATACTCTCAAGATTTCTGCCAGTATATGTAGTGTGCCAAACAACACCGATTTTTGCTTGTCGAATTCTTTTTTCTAAAACTGTTCCTTTAGGAACGGCATACACAATAGTATTTGGTTGAAAAGTTGTATAATTTTTTCCATCGATTCGGTCTGTTTCCAAATCTGAACTAGTAAACATCAAATCACCCTGTAAAACTCCTTTAATACCAAGTTTACTAAATTCTGCTAGTGCTATCTTGAATTTTGCTTTAAGAGATGATGCTAGTCGGGTATCTGAATCTATTTCTTGTGATGACTTATACAGTAAAGGACTTTTGTTAAAGACTGATTTTTTCGCTACGAAAAATTTACCATCTGAAGGATCAGTACCCGCAAATATTGCTGGTGCACCATCCCATTTGACTGTCATATTTACGGCTGATCTAGAACTTCCAGCCATCATATCTCTTAACGATCTTAAAAAATTTACTGCACCTCTCGCACCACCAATTCCGAAATTTATAATTTCATCTTCAAGATGTTCTAAGTGAAGATTCTTTCCATCGACATCTTCTGTTAAAAAATATGAGAATTTTATCATTCTTCCTGTTCTTTCTTGAGACTGCGGAGTTGTGCCCTTAGGTCTTTATTAGCCTTCGCAAGTTTTTCAGATTTTTCCTTTTCAAATTTATATCTACCCTTAAACTCTGACATCTCTGACTCGTACCTTTTTAAATTATCTGCTACAAGTTCATGGGCTCTCGTTACATTCTTCAATTCAGCAGTAGTCTCACCCAATGTTTTCTGAACTACTTTTAACTGTGCATATATTTTCCACTTTTCAAGATAATCAATTCTTATTGCTTCTTCAAGTGTTCTAATATATTCGGGTGAAAACTCATCTTTTTCTTCAGTCATAATATAACCTCATTATTTATTAAATCAATTAACCATATGCCACATATGGAAATATCTATATGTATTTATAAGGAAAAGAGGGGACAGGGTCCCCTTAACTTACGATACTACTAATCGATCTCAGAACAAACAACCGCATTATTTACGATGTTACATTGTATGTTAGTTGCTGTTGTTGTGTTTGTAGTCGTTGTGGTTGTGGTGGTCAAAGGATTTGTTATGAGTTTTTCTACTTGTGCCGCCCAATCATCATTAATACCCAAGATTGTGGTATTATAATTGGTTGACATAGCATTCATAGCATCAAATCCATCCATTGCTACAGTTCCTATCTGTGTATATCCGGCAAGCGATATCGTTCCTAATTGCGTAAAACCAGCCGTTGATACATCTTCAATCGCATTAAATCCAGTAGTTGCTACTGAACCCAATTCTGTAAATCCTGCGATTGCTACTTCAGAAGTTTGGGCACCGGCAGTATTTAATGCTTCAAATCCACCGAGTCCTAAATTCAACATCGCTTCAGTATTTCCTACACCAGCGTTTGACCACTGTGATCCTAAAGTAGATACCATCTGTTGATTACCCAACTGTATCGCTTCATTAGATGAAAAACTAGCAAGTTGAACTGCCTTACTGTTATTAGATTGTGTCTTAGCAAGGTCTGTTTGCATCCAAAGTCCACCAAGAGTTCCAACAGTTGGTACAAGAACCTGTGCCCATTTAAGAGCATCACTTTCTACCATGCTGGGAATTATGGGGGTATCGTCTGTAAGTGCTATAGCCATGACAGCGGCGCTTGCGGCACCGGCATCACCTGATTGTGCTACTGTTGCTAAAGCCTTATATCTGGCTTCAGAGACTAGGGCTTGACTTGCCGCCGCATCTCTAATCGCATCATAATAATCACTACCTGTCGTAGTACATCCTACCATCAAGACAGTCACTAGCACCGTGACTACCTGATATAGCCTAGACATAATTAAGTCCTCTTTCTGTCCATGAAAAATTCAGTAACATCTTGTTACATTTCATATTTATAGACTTTTAATCTTTCGTGAAAGATTCTCGTACCTTTTTCGCAACTTTTCTATTTGCTACAGACTTGGAATCTTTTCTTCCGAAGTCATCTGCCATTGGACTATTAGGATTATTATCGGCGATTCTAGATAATACTTCATTCATTCCGCCATCTCGTTTCACACGATCACCAACACCTCCCTTATTGATATGGGGAGCAGTAGGAACTTGTCGCCAATGTGGATTACTCTGGAGAACTTTTTCTTTATCTGCTATTTTAAGCATGATATCAAAAATTTCACCATTTTCCGTGTTTTCTATTGTATAAATTGGCATTTATGACCTCGCTTGCCGTTAATGATGAGCATATTTATGCTTCTCTTATAATGCTGTTATATCTTACTGCATTATTCAATAAGGTAAGGAGATCACCATGTTCCTCAGATAGAAGTGATCGAGTATCTTTAGGGAAACATGCTCCACCAAAACCCCGTTCTTCTGTAACTTCGGTATGAGATTTTCCAATACGATCATCATGTCCTATATGATTACGCACACGATTATAATCTAATCCATTCGCTTCGCAATAATCATACACCTGATTAAACCAAGCAACCTTGGTAGCAAGAAATGAATTTATCATGTACTTGACTGTTATCGCTTCTCGGATATCCTGTATAAAAGAAAACATTTTATGCTTGAAGATTGGGCAGTCAAGTAAAACTCTATGCCAAAAATTAGCATGTCGACCAGACAGAATCACATTCTTACTCTTTCTCAAATCTCGTTCAGCCGTGTCTTGTCTCAAAAATTCTGGAGAAAAGGAAATGGGATTATCAAACTCAGCCTTTAGAGATTCATATCCCTCAATACTCAATGTACTTTTTATAAGCACAGGAGTTTCTGGATCAATATCTTTAAAGCATGATTGTAAAATAGAAAAATCACATTTACCATCTACATCAGAAGGTGTAGGAAGACAGAGAACAACACCATCAAACTTTCTGTCTGATAGTTTATTCTCATTCAATTTTGGATCCACTACATACACCGAATGCCCTTCTTTGAGAGCATTCAAGTAAGTAGAACCTACAAAACCACAGCCGGCAAGGGCTAACTCAAGTCTTGGCATTCAGCCTCCTTAAATTCGGTCCATTTCAAAAAGACCATTTTTGCATCTGATCGACTCAGACCCCAATTCTCACGGAGCCATCGAGGTGCACCAAACATATTCATGCGACCAGACTCTCGTAAAGTTTCAAGTATAGGAAAAAAATCCGTAATTGGCAAATCTTGTTCCCAAGAAGTACCCAATTTAGCAGAAACGGTTGTCATAATTATACACTCACTCAAAATTAAAAAAAGTGAGGGGCGTTTTCATTCCCCTCATGGATGTTCGGTCATCAACCTCTAGAGACTTCAGCAGGTCTCCCTAGCGACCTAACCTTTACGCGGCTTCTAGCATCGAAAATGGAACAGAAACCGAAGCGGTTTGCCCTTTCCAAAGCATTTTGACAACCGCTTTTTTGGGGTTCATTTTCAAAATGATTCCCTGTGTTGATTTGGTTTTTTGAACTACCATGACTGTCTGCCCAACTGAAAAAGTAGCAGTAGCAGATACCTTTTTGATTTGTTGTGCCAGACTGATTATCTGGGACAACTGCTTTTGACTCATGGTCAACATCTCTGCTTTGAGTGTTTCAAAACAAATCTCATTAACTTCTAAATTACTCATAATATCTCTCTCTAATTGATTAACTTATGATACCATTATAGCAGGATGAAACCAAAAGTCAACCTTTTTTTAAAAAAAGAACCCGTTTGAAATCAACAACTTAGAAATTAATTTAATAAATCTCCGTTCCCATAGATGAAATGTAAGTCTGGAAGGTCAATATCGAACCATATTTGTACTGCAAATCGCTCAAATTCGTTATTTATGACAGAATGTCGCTGTTTTGTGTCAAATGCATAGCAACTAGAATAGGGTACTGGGTCAGCACCTACGCTTCCATCTGACTTAATCTGTGCTACTGACAAGCACGGAGCATAATGCTCTGGAGCAGGAGATAAGGGATATACTACAGCAGATTGT